GATTGCCTTAAGAACCTGCATACGCGGCAACGATTTTTTGGGCGATTGTCAAAGGTTTGGAGGCAGGTCCAACGGAGATACCGACCTCTTTGGCCAGCGTGCGAACGGCATCGGCCTGTTCGACGGTGACGTTCTCCCAGTCCGTCACTCCGCACTTTTCGGCAATCATGGCGAGGTTGTACACCGGCAAGTCCAAATCGTCGGGGAAGCCAATGGGAAGGCCACTGTGTGCCAGCTCAACGGGGGCAGGTGTTACATCGCTTTTTTTTTCCACGGGAGCGGGCAAGGTGGCGCGTTCACGTTCGACATCGGTACGGGTCCGCATTTGGCGACCCGTGGCGCCGACCACATAGTCAAACGAGCCACCGAACCCGGCGGCAGCTGCGTAGGGGTAGAGATGCTTGCGGAACAACGTCAGGATAATGTTCCCGGCCTGAGGCGTAACCTCTTTGTCGGCCACCATTGTGTCGAGGGCCTCTTTAAACTGCTTAATGGCTTCAAGATTCTTACTGTTCATGTTAATTCGGATTTGGTTTTCACAAAGATATAATTTTTTGAGCTTTTCCAGTTTTTGCGGTCAAGTTCATGATCCCCCAATATCGGAGCGCATCAAGTGCGTGGTCGTCAGAGGGGGCCGGGACGCGCGTAAAGTGGCCCGTGGCCGAGTGCGTAGCCCACTTGTACATACGGGCTTCGCGGGTAAGGTTTGGGCCAATTAGACGCATACCCATATCATTGAGGGCCATGATTCCATTTAGCACGGATTCGGGCCCTTTGGTGGCCGGACGGACATTGTAACCCATCCGCCGCATCTCCATGATGATCTCAGGTCGGGCGCCGTCGGCCCAAATCGGGGATGCTTTGGCCACGCCCCAACTGGGCAGCGCGGCGGCCAGTGCTGAGGGAGTTAGCCCGGATTGATAGGCAATCTCTTCGGCATAGACGTGTTCACCAGCGATGCCGCACTTGACCAGCGCCAGCGGTTCGGAAAATCCAAAGTCGAGGCCGTAACCAAACCGCCGTACATCGTCGGGAAATTGGTGCCAGCTCTCGGCGCGTTTGTAGATTACGCCTTCCGATTTTCCGGTGCGGCCCTCGCCGTACACACGCCACCATTCCGAGTTACCGCGCTTGGCCTCGATCGACGCCACCACGGCTGGCGAAAGGAACGGATTGTCTAAGTAGGTAGAGCGGCAAAAATTGCCCGTGGCTTTGGCCTCGGAGGCGTAAAGGTGGTGGACCCAAAATTCCGCGTCCGCGTTGTAGTCAAGGAACACGGCGACCTTTGTCCGGATGCTAAGTTGCTCGAACACCTCGTGGCGGATCCCGTTTGCCTCGTTTACGAAGAGAATGTGGCGTTTGCCGGCCTTTGCATCTTGCGGGGTTTCGTAGGAGACGAACTCAATGCGGGCTCCGTTGGTGAACTCAAAGGCCTTTTCGGTAGTGTGGTATCGTTTGACCACTGGCGCGAACGTGGCGGCAATGTTGGTCGCGTCCGTTATGGCCCCACGTTTGAGGTTCGGCACGTCTTGGCCCACCACGCTAATGATTGTCGGCTCCCCTCCCATCTTCGGGTAACGTGCGGCGATTACGAATAGCGTTTGCAGCACCGCATAGGTCTTGCCTGAGGATGTGCCGCCCTGCAAAATGAAGATCGGGACCTTGCCAGTAGGTGCATTTATTGCACTATGTGCCCGGGTTTCGCACCACTCGAACAGGGCGGATGCCGTTTGGCTATGCCTAATCATCGGTTGGCAGAGGGCGATTCTTGACTACTTTAGTTTCAAACACAATCGGTTGCCCCCCGCTGGTAACGTCCGTTTCGGTGCGCTCTACGTAACCGCGTTTTTTGCCCTGTGTCTTGAGAAAAAACAGCACGGCGGGGACGTTCCCCTCGCTGATTAGGCCGTGCAATACGCCCTCCGCACGGTCGATTAGCGATTCTTTAATCGCGTCCACGGCGGCGGCGTACTCGGGGTCCGATTCGAGCCAACGATAGTGCGTTGCTCGATGGGTAGGCACTTGGTTCATAGCCTCGGAAACGTTACCAGCGCATCGCTTTAGCGCTTCCAAAAACTGTTTTTTATCGTTTGTCGCATTTGTCGCGTCCATTTTGCCGGATTTTAGCATTAAAAAAGCCGCAGCAGGCGTTCACCCACCGCGGCAGCATTCAAAAGAAAAACAAAATAGTTGTGTGTTGCCTTGTTCACGGCGGGAATTAATGCAAAGATACATCGTAAATCATTTGCTTCAGCCGATACTGTTTGTGGGCTCTCATTAACATCATCAGCGCGCTCCGGCAATCCTCGGACTTAAGGGCCTCCGTCACTTCCTTGCTCGGGTTTTTGCCCGTCAAGTCGATTACGTCCACGGCGGCCACCCGTGCGGGATACACTTTGCCGCCCTTTTTCGAGGGGGATACTTCCAAAACGTTGTGCTTGCTGTAGCGGTTTCGCAGCAGGTCAACCGCCAACTGGCTAATAGCCTGATTTTTTCCCACCCGGATACCCACTGCGGCGGCGGTGCGAACGTTCATTCGGGGCGAAAGGTGGTAAACAGCGGGGTCGAGGTTGGAATTTTCGACGCAGGCGAATGCCAGCACCGGCGCATCGTTCACCAGCCAACCGACAAAGCAGCCGACGTTCCGAAAGATGACAAACCGGAGCGGTTCAAACAAGTCTTCGGGGTCGTACATCGCGACGGCAAAACCGTTTTCGCGGAATGCTGGGTCAAGGCCGAGGAGAATCATAGGTAGCGTTTGAACGAGTTAAGAAGAGTGCGGTAGGCTGCGGTTTCTTTGCCGTGCAGGTTGCGCAACCGCTCCCACGCTTCCCCCTTGCTTATCCCGTTGAGGTGAGCGCACTCAGCAGCCTTTTCTTTCGTGGGCTTTTCAGGTGGCCCCTGCCGTTCGATGTGTTCGATGCGGCGGCGGCAAAGTTCGGCGTAAGTCATGTTGTTTCGTTTAGATAGGTGAGCAATCGGTGCGCTTCCTTTGCGGTGGCTTGCGCGGTTTTTTGCTGAGCATCGGTAAGCCGAGAGACGAAACCAAGGTAGTAGTTGTGGTTTCTGCCCAAATACGCGGCCATATTTGACCGGGATTGGTAAGTAAACGTCAACTCCAATGCCCGCGCTGCGGTGGCCACGACGTCCTCAATTTTGCAGCTAAACAGCTCTCCCGGTGTCATGGCGTAGCGCACGCAAAAACAAGCCAAACAGGCGGCAAAGTTCACGTTTTCCGTCCGGTTGCCACCCCCACCAGTCAACAGCTGGCGGAGGGTGGCGAAGTCGCGGCGGCGGTTATCCGGCAAACCTTCGAGCGAAATAACCGCATCGAGGTATGCAAATTCAGAATGGAAGTTCTCCATCGTCTTCAAAAGGTGCTTTGGGGGTTGCGGGTTTGGGTGCGGGCGTTGCGCTGGGGGCCGGGGCTTGGGTTACGGGCGCGCCAACCTCGGTTTTTTCGGGCCAGTCGATGATTTCCAAGCGGGCAATCCGGAACTCATGGCTGTACTGGGTTTGCCCGTCCTTTTCGTACTCCCGTTGGGCGTACTCCGCAGCGATCGCTACGCGGTTGCCTTTGCGTAGGTACTTTTGGGCGATTTGGTCAAATGGGGAATAGGCGTACGCCGTGACCCACGTCGTGACCTCTTTTTCTTTGACCTTTTTCGACACAGCGATGCGAAGCTTTGACACGCCGTCACCGTTTTGAAATTGCCTGTGTTCGGGATCAGCGCCGAGCCTACCCATGAATGTGCAGATGTTCATGATATTGGGGTTTGAAAATGAAAAAAATTAGTATGCTTTGCCGTGGCGGGTGCCCCGCGTTGCGTTGTAGGCAAGTTTTGCCGCGACGTGGGCGTCAATGTCAATCGCCATGTAAGCGGAAAGGTCAAGCAGGCGGATAATCGCGTCGGCAAGTTCGTCTTGAACGGTGTCCTTCACCAGCGAGCGAAAGTATTCCGGGAACGTTGCCATGTCCATTTCGGCCATTTTGAGGACGATGTGGCGTGCTGCTCCGGCTTCGGCCATGCGTCCCTCGCGGTGCGCCTCCACCGCCTCGGCTATTTCGGAAACAATCAGCATGCACCGGTCGGGGAAGGTGGCGGGGTGGTCGTAAAATCCGCGCTCGACGTTGCCGGCGTGGATCTTTTTTGATAGCTCAGTTAGGTTCATGGGTTGGGGTTTAATTGGTGAAAGTTCATGATTTTGTCAAGGCGCCGGAGGTATGGCGTGGCCCATTTGCGGTTAATGCCAGCGCGGACCATTTCGAGATGCCCCTCGATAAGGTGGGCGGCGTTGGTGACGTGTTCGGCCTCGGTCAATTCGATGCGATTGGGTATCGGATTAGCCTTAAAATAGGCCTCAATCTCTGGCCAGCGGAGCCACAGGGCGGCCTCGGCCTGTTCGGGGGTCTGTTTCATTGGTCAAATTTGGTGAAAAAATCCTTGTTTAGCTCAATCACCGCATGACACCAGCGGATAGCGTAGAAGTTTTCCACAGTCAATTTACCAATGTGGATAACGTCGCGAAAGCGGACTACCTGCCCGCGCGCCATGCGCTGTTTGCGGTCGTCAATCTCAAACTCTCGAACGTCGTTTTTGGCTTGGTCCCACATCTTTTTTCGCTGAGCATCCACGGGGCCCTGCACCGTGCCATTTTCCACCAGCGGACGGATAAGATCCGCCCAAAACATATTGCATGGCAGTTCGACAATGCCAAGGTTTTCAGCATAGCGGCGTATCTCGGTGCGGAACCGTGCCAGCTTTTCGGCAGGCCACTCAAACGGCTCCATCCGGCGGTTGTTGGCGGCTTCCCGTTCCATGCGCATTTCGATTTGGCGTTGCCCGGCGGCCAGTTTGGTGCGGATGCTGTCGGCGTAAGCGCATAGCACTTTCCCCAGTACCGTCGGCGTGAAGGCAGCCGTGAGAAATAGGTCGCCAAACCGTCCGGCGGCGGCCAGCGTGAAGGCGGTGCGCACCTCGTTGGCCGTAATGTTGGGAAACTCTTTCATAACCTCCACCATAGCCAGCACTTGTTCGTCTTCGATTGCGGATTTCGGGTAGTGCGATCGGTTCAGTTCGTGAATCAGGCGTACCAAGTCCAGCGGCTGCGCATTGCGGATGCGCTTGGTGCGGTCTTGAGCCTCAAGATAAGCGGCCACCACGGTCGGGGCAAGGGCCGTTTCTTTGGCCAGTGCAGCTGTTTCAGGCGCTTTTTCGTAAGTAGTTAGCGAGTTCATGAGTAACGATTTTCGAGTTTAGCAACAACGCGGGCAGCCATTTCAGCCCAGCGGATATCCTCGGCAGACCGGCCAAACGTGCCTGCCTGCACTTTGTCTTTGGCGGCCATTGCTTGATCGAGATAGCGCGGGAAGTTGGACGGCCTGGTGAGCGTCGTGGGATTTAGGTTGTGGTGCATATCCGGCTTGGGCATCCATTCGTGAGCTTTTAGCTCGATTACCATGCGGATATCCTCCTCCGTGCCTTCCTTTGCTTTTAGCACGCGTTCAAACGCTTTGATGTGGCTATCGACGTGGCGGTATTTCGTGCCAGCGACCGCGTTAAGGTGGTCAATCAGCCGTTTGGCGGCATCCGTAAACTCCGGCTTCGGCTTCACGGGCTTCGCCACGGGCACCAACTGTTCGGAAATTCCGACGGGTTCGACGTGGCCCGTAATTGCCGCCTGTTTTGCCCGTGGCGCGGCTTTTGGCGTGCGGGCGGGGGTTTGCTTGGGCGCGGCGGCGTGAGCGGCGCACGCGGCAGATATTGCAGCCGGGTCTGTTTCAAGTTTAAAGTGGCGGGTATTGTGCATTCCGCGCGCGTCAATCATTAGCAAGTCGGCCTTTGCAAGTACTTCCATTGCTCTTTCGATTGGGCGGCGTCCCATTCCGGTTCGCTCACTTAGCTTTGCCGACGGCACAAAAAACCAACCTTCATTTTTTTTGGCGTGGTATTGCTCCGATAAGTAACAAAGTTCGGAAAAAAACAAGGCGACATCAGCGCCAAACGTGACGGCCAACTCCCTGTTTATCGGGAGCCAGTTACCGGCATCTATTAGCGACTGGATTTTCATAAAAAAAGAACGGGGCCAAAACGCTACCACACGTTCGGCCCCATCTCGGATTTGGAGGGAAACCCGCGGGCGGTGGTAGTCATCCGCGGATTGTTGATGCAAAGATAAACCTTTTTTTTTCGCGCAACTTTTTTTTTGGATTTTTTTTTGTCCGGCCTTTAGTCTCTCGTTTTTGACCAACTGTTCAATCATTTTTAAAATCAAACCCGGCGCTTGCGCTTTTAAGATATTCTATTTTAAAGTATCTATTTTAAGATATTCTCTTTTAAGATATATAGTTTGTACGTTTTGTACAAAGTACTATGTACGTTTTGTACAAAGTACTATGTACGTTTTGTACAAAGTACTATGTACGTTTTGTACAAAGTACTATGTACGTTTTGTACAAAGTACTTTGTAGGTTTTCAGCAAAGTGAACACCACTACCCACCCCTCCGCTGTATTTCCCGATCCAAATACCAACGCGCCTTTTTCAGGTCTTCGAGCTCCTTAGCTGGGTCTTTTTTACCCGCGCGCGCGATGTACTTCACCACGTTGCCAAGGTGAAACCCAAGGCCCCACGCTTCGATTACCTTAATCGCTTCAAATGGGTTGGCGTCGCCACCGTAATGTTTGGGGTTGTTTATTGCATCCATGGGGCCAAAAATACAAACAGCCGACCGTTCGGCCAGCTGTCGCTACATTCCTTTTATCTTAACTTATCTCAACTAAGCGTATCTTCTGCGGTGAGGGCCGGGGTCGAACCGACGTTTTTGACACAGTATCACCTGAACCCGGTCAACGTGCTACCCTTGCACTACCTCACCAAAAATCCCGCCGCGACCGTGCAGCTACGGCGGTTCAAACTTTCTCTCTATCAATACCCTAATCCTAAGTGGCCACAGCGGGGGTCGAACCCGCGTTTATCAGAAAGCCAAGCCTAAACAACTGATCGTGCTGCCCTTGCACCATGTGGTCAAATTAACCGCCGCAGGCGTTCACCGACGGCGGTTTGACACTTACTTTCTACTACACCACATTATCAATCGCAGTCATCAGCGAAGCAATGTATTCACGGCACAAAGTTACTCTTTGCCGGATTTTTTCGATAGCAGCGTCATCACGGGTCACGTCAAAGCGCTTGAACTTGAGACTATCGGCAACGTCCGGATAGGTGAGCAGGTGTCGGATTTCATAGATCGTTTCGTCCGTGTTACCGCCCAAACCACGCTGGTAGCTCAACTTGCGGGCTTCGTCGTTGAGAATGTGTTCGGGGGCATCGGTCAAGACGTACAGGATGGCAGCCGACTGGCGGCCAGTGAGGGCCATGTAGCCCTGAAGTTGCCAGTAATAATCCTTGCTTGGCAGCTCGGCCTCAAACATGGGAAACGTGGCAAAGGACCACGGGCACTTTATGTCATAGACGTGGGTTTCGGTGAGCACGTCCGGGGTACCTGCCATGTAGGCATCGCTAAACTTTTCCTCGTTTTTGAACCACAGCGCACCTGGTTCGACAATGTTGGCGGCAAAGTCAATCGCCGCGCCTTCCATGGTCGTGCCTTTGTCCATTTGTTTGGACGTGACTTCGATGCGGCGGTCGTACACGCGTTCGGTGAGCCACTGTTTACAATAGGTCTTGGTGGTTTCGGAGAGTGCCTCCGACTTGCTGCGGGGGTCGGTCATAATTTTACCGATTGCGGAACAGCGGATTTTGAAGTCAAACATTTGATTTGGATTTTTTGGATTTAAGGTAATCTATAATTTCCCCGACCCAGTAGATTGCCGCCTCAGCAAGGTCGGGACCGGTCCACGGGTCGTTAGGCAAATGGGCAAAGGTTACTTTTACGGAGAAGCGGCGTTGTTCGATTTGGAACGTTACCCCCTGCTCTTCTGCCCATTGTCGAAACTCAGCTAAGTTGTTTTTGCCTTTGTACCCGACAACGGGCAGGTGGTATTTGTATCGCTGCGGGATGTAACTCACGGCGTATGCGATTGGTATTCATTAACGGCGTCAATCAGGGCGTCCTGTACAGCGTCGTCTTTTTGGAACTTTGTCCAAACCTGTTCCAAAGTAGCTTTGTCCGTGGCAAGGGCCTGCACGACCTGTTGGAACTTGGGGCTTCCAATTTCCAACGCGGGCAGGACGGGGCCGCGAGCGGGGGCTGCAATGTCGCGGGCTACTTCCAGTTCGCCTTCTCCCAGCAAGCCGTTGGTGGCCTCGGGGAATGCCATTCGGAGGGCGTGGGCTTCGGCGACCTTGCTCAGCATTTGGATAGGCATCGAAGCCCATTGCCCGCGCCCTTTGTTGAACTCGCTCATTGACACCGTGACCGTGAATGCGCACTTTTCGCCCCGGACAAAGCGGTACACAGTGCAGGTGGCCGTCCGTGGCTTTTGCCCGGCGTCGAACTGGGCAGCGGTTTTGTAGCTGCCATTGGGCAGCACATCGAACCGGATAGGCTCGATGCCTGCGAAGTCACCTGTGCGGGCGGCAATCTTGCGAAGGCCGTCCTTGCGGACGTACGGTGAGTATTTCCCTCCGCCGAGCGGAATCAGCTCAATTTCTTTGAGCCGGGGATCCAGCTGGACGGCTCCGCAGAGTTGGGCAAAGATGGCCACTTGCGCCGGTGGGCAGTCGCTGGGGATAATGCCAGCGGCCGCAAGGGCCTGCAGATCATCATTGGTGACGTTGATTGCGGTGCTGAGGTTACTCATTGTTGGTCGATTTTTTTGGAGGTGAGAAAATCAAGGGAATAAACGCCCATGGTGGCGATAATGCGGGCAATGCCAAGGTTGTTGGCAAACTGCGAAAGATGGTAATAGCAATCGCCAAGCGGCATACCAACGGGCATCATCAGCCAAACAACCGCATCTGAATAGCCGGATTGATTAAGTTTTGCGCTCATGAATTGCAACTCGGCACCGGGGACAATACCGACCACGTGCTTAGCAGCATCGGCAACGCGTTCCATCCATGGCGTCTCGTTGTTTTGGAAAGACAGCAGGACGCGGCACACTTGGTGGGTAGCGTTGCCGTCAGCGTCGTAATACTTTTGAATGTTCATAATGAAAGTGTTAAAGGATTAAGGAATGAAAATGTAGTGTCGTTTGTGCCCTTTGGCCCTGCAAAGATAAGCCGGGTTTTTGTTTGTGCAAACTTTTTTAAAAGAATTTTTTAAAAATAATTTGACCGGGCACAAAAAAGCCCCGCCGAAGCAGGGCCGTAGTCGTTTGTTTTTTTGTCAAGAAGCCTTAGATGCCGTACATGAACGGTTGCCAAAACGCTCTCCCCTTTTTGCGGGCGATGCGGTACATTTTTTCGTCGTAATAGGCCGTGTCCTGAACGTGGATCCGGTCCTGAAAACGGCACATGCAGTCCATTTTGTCCGTTGGGTTTTCGCGAACGGTCACGCACGGGACAAAAACCGATGGCTTTTGGTGGCGCGGGGCGCAGCTGGCGGCGACAATGGCGAGAACGAGGGCGGAGAAAACTACTTTTTTCATTTGAATAGGGGTTGAATAAGTGAAAAAATCAATAAACTGGCTTCCAAACCGCGAGGCCGTCGCGTTGGAGCTTTAGAAAAAAACAGTTGGAATAGGTTGCGGTATCCGTGTGGTGCTGCCAGTCGTCTTCACGGCAGAAGTGCCATAGGTCGCCAGCTTCGTCACGAAAATAGAAACACGGGACAAAGTACTCCGGGGCCGGCTTGGGCTCCGCAGAGCGGCAGCTGGGCAGCAGGGCGGCAATGGTAAGTGCGAGTAGGTAGCGCATGGTTACGGTTCTTTGCGTTCGGCCAGTGCAGCGCATAGCGCCAAAAACAGGCCAAGCAAGGCGATAAATGTGGGAAGCATCAGAAAGGACGGTTGAGCATGAAACACGCCGGACCGACAAGGTTTACATTGGGGTCCGGGATGTACTCAGCCACCACGGCAGGCACCGCCTTAAACTGGCCAAACACATAGCCAATATACGCGAACTCGCTGGCGGTATTGGCCGGCGCATGATTTCGGATGCCGATAACCAGTTCAAATTGTTTGCCGTTCACATCCCGCAACCGGGCGATGCGGTTCGGCGTGGTTAAACATTCCATTAGCGGCAGCGTTGGCAGGATTGGGCGGTCACATTCGGCCACGATAAGGTAGAAGGTATAATCAGATACTTTCATAACGATGGAGTTTATTGGTTAGCGCATTTTTTGCACACGGCAACGCGAATGAAGTCGTTGCCATGTTCACCACGGATGCCGTGGGTTTCGCCGCATTCGCAGGTCGCGGAGGTCGGTTTGAAGGTCAGACCTTTGATGTAGGTCTTTTTTTCGCGGTAAGCGAACTCGGACGCGATGGCCTTTTTAGCGGCGGTAATTGAGGTCGTAATAATGGATTCGGTTTTGGAGTACATGGCGATTTTTTTTGAGGTTAGGATTAAGCGGTGTAGATGTATTGAGCATAGCGACTGGCGTTGTTGCAGTTAGCCTGCACGGCCTTTGCGATGTGGTACGCTTGTTTGGCGCTACACTTGCCAAACCTGGCAACCGTGGCGGCGATTTCGGAAGCGAACCCTTCGCCAGCTTCGGCGACGCTGGTCACCAGTGCCTGAGCCTCTTGCTTTTTGGGGTTGTTGTAGTACTGGCCAAAAGCAAAAACAAGCGCATCGGCCAGCTCCTGAATTTGAGTAGCTGCGTTTTTGACCGTGAGCGATTCGATGGTAACCACAACACCCTGCCAAGCTTTGCGGAGTCCTTCGGCAATGTACTGGCGAACGTTACCGCCGTTGACGGTGGCGAGGTTGCGGGCGGAGGTCCAAGCGTTGCGGAAAATTACGGAGCGATTCATGATAAAAGGATTGAGATTAGGAATGAAAGTCTGTGTCTGTCTGAATGTGGGTCAAAGATAAGGCGGGTTTTTGTTTTGTCAAGCTTTTTTAAAAATATTTTTTAAATTTTTTTATTTAAAATAGTCGTGTATCTTTGCAGCATCGTTCATCAACACCCCCACAGACATGATTCATCAGCAATTAATTGACATTATTGACGCCGAACTGGCGGAGAAATCTTTTGAGCAACTGGCCCAAAAGGCCAACGTATCCCACCCGTGGCCGCGTGCCCTGCGGCGGAAACTCCCCCACTCAATCGCAAAACTGGAGGCGTTTGTCGGCAGCCTTGGCTACCGCATTATAATCGTGCCCATCGTTCCGGAAATGGTTGAAGCGGAACCCGTAACCGTTGGCGAATGATTTGGATTTCCCTTTTGGTCACGTGGCTGCTGGCGCGCCTATGCAACGACCTAATCGCCGACCTGCCACCGCCTTCCCCACCGCCGGATCCCGAACCGGAACAGGCCGAGCGCCGTGCCGAAATCGACGGCGACAAGGTTTTTTATTTTTAACCCCCAACCCCCGCAAACATGAAAAAGTATTACAAAATGACGGCCTATGGCTGCAGCATGTACGGCGCGATCGATAGCGCCTTTGTGGTGTTTTTCGCCGTCTATTCCACGTTCATTCAGTTCGCCCCTTGGCAGCTGGCGGCGGCGCTCGGAATCGCAGCCGTCGGTGTTATTAGCATGGCGATTGATTATGGATTGATGCGCGGCCTGCAAACGTTCTTTGGCCGGTACTACGACGGCACGCAGGGGACCTTTAAAAGGCTGGTTATGTCTTGGTCACTCCTGTTCCTTACCATGCAGGTCTTCGGTACCCTCGGCCTCACGATTTACGGGCGCCATTACGTCACCGACGCGGTAACAACCGTGCCGGAACTGAAGAAAGCCGACGTATCCACCGCCCTGCAGATTGCAGACGTGAACAAGGGATTAAACGATCAGCTGGCACGGCTCCGCTCTGCCGAAAAACGGGAACTGGCCGCTGCGGTGGTGAATCCTGAGTTGTCCGCAATGGCAAAGGACGGCAACAACTGGGCAGCGACGGAGGTCAACAAAAAGCGGAAGGCCGTGACGGACAAATACGCAGCGCAACGGCTGCAGATTGAGCAACAGATAGCAACGAATTTAGCCGAGCAGCAGGCTGCAACAGCGACCGCAGGCCGGTTGGCCGTTGCGGAGTATGAAACAAAGCTCGGCAAATACAGCACCGCAACAACTACGCTAAATTCGTTGCAGTTGTGGCTGAGTGTTGCGTCCACTGTGTTGCTAATTCTATCCTCGCTGCTTTACGCCCTCGAGGAGGTCTATACCAAAGGCTCCGCGCAAACCCCGGATACTACAGTTTTCACTGGTGCCCAACGGTCGCCGTTTGGGTTTTTCACGCGGCCAGCTGGAACTGGCTACCGCGCGCCCGTGCGGGCTGAAGTAGCCCCAACCGCATCGGTACCCGTTGCCCGGCCGTTTTCGCAGAACTTTTCCGATCAGACCAAGCCAGCGGTGGCCGTTCGCGAGGCCGTTGCGCCGACCTTGGAATTGGATCCGGTGGTAACCGCACCAGTTGTGCGCCCCGAACCCGCACCCCGCACCCCGCGTGAAATTGTTTGGAGCGGTGGCGAGGTGGCCCCAAGCACCCCGCGCGCGGTTGACGTAGCCACCTTTGGTATCTTCGATTGTCATATACCGCTTGGAAGTCCTTCACAGGTCGCGTATTCGACGAAAACAAACGGGCTGCCCACTCGGTCAATCTACGAAATTGAGGCGCTTAGGAAGCAATTGAGGGCATACTGGAGCGATTTGGACCGCTCCAACCGTGGCGAACCCATCAAACGTTCCATTTCGACCGCCGTCCGGGCTATCGAACGAATCGAAGCAATCTTGTACGCCGCTGGCGTTCAAACCCGCACCCGGTCGAGATTGGCCGGGGCGAACCCTAAAACTCCCAAACCATGATCGAAATTCTCGCCATTGCTTTTATCTGTTGGTTCCTTTCTGCTGATTCCGAAAAAACCCGTAAACATGACAAATACAGTTGAGCTACTCGGCCACTACGGTGGCGATTTGACCCACGCACAAAGCGCTTGGACCTCCACGTCGCGCGAGCTTACAGACGAAAAGCGGGAGCGCATCCCGGCGCTGCTTAAAATGTTGGCCGAAAAGGGGCATGAAACGCCCTTTGAGAAGTCCAGTCTGCACTTTCTTTGCACGGTGGATCAGGCTACCCACATACACCTGCTCAAACACCGGATTGGGGTGTCGATTAATGCCGAGAGCGCACGGTACAAAGAGCTTGCGGAAGACCGGAATTACCTGCCGTTCGACTGGCCCCCCGACTGGATCCGCAAACTTGACGAACACCGGAGCGTAGGCGACTATTTGTATCGCACGGCGCTTCGCGAATTAACCCCGCTGCTCGGCCGTGCCCGCGCCAAAGAATCCGCGCGCTACTTCAAGACCATGAATAGCCAGTTGACCTTGGATATTATGTTCAATTTTCGCAGTTTCGTTCACTTCCAGCGGCTGCGCAATGCCCCGACCGCCCAAAAAGAGGTGCGGGAACTGGCCAGCGAGATGCTCCGATTGGTCAAAAACATCGAAGGCAATCCTTTTGAGCACACGATTAAAGCCTTTGCTTTGTAGCTTTGCACCCTCATAAGTAGTTATTAGGGTTAAATAATGAAAGTAACCCCCGCCGTCGAACGATAGCGGGGGTTTTTTGCGGCCTTTTTTGACCTAAAGCTTTTCGATTTTTGGCAGAGAACCGAAGCGTGCCCAATCGGTCGCTTGCGTATTGGGGTAGCTCCAAACCCCATAAGCTTTGTCGGGGTCGTTGTCAACGTGAATGGCGGTTGCCATTATCCCGAATCGCCGAAATCCGACTTTGAACAGGGCCCGAAGCAGGTCGGCTTTATCCTCGGCGGTCGGGGCATAGATGTCCACAGCATAGCCCGTGAGGTGCGAACTCTCCTTTGCCCCACCAACGGCCCTGTTGCGCTCCGGCGTGCGAAAACCGGACGTAACGCGAAGCGGACGGCCAAGGCGGTGTCGGGCTTCATCAAGCATACCGACGGTCGAACACTGCATATTTTCCCCGGAGCCGGGGGCCGTTCGGTCGTCGAACTCTGCCATATCGAAGTACCGAGGTAGCTTCATAGCGGCTTGCGGTTGGCTTTTTTGCGGAACAAGTTTGCAACCCAGCGGCCAAATTTGGCCAAAGGCTCAATCAGCTGTACCGCCAAGACCACCACGTTGGCGACCTCGATAAAGTCCACACGACCGTCTTCGCGGATAACTTTCACCGTTTTGATGACGTTGGCCGTGCCGCTCACTATCTCATGGACGGTGCCGTAGATGGGTTCCCCGGTAATCGGGTCGGCGAATTTAACCCGCTGGCCGATCGTCACTTTGATGCTCGGGTTCGTTTGAATGTGGTTCATTTGGTTGGGGTTTGGGGGGTTCTTTGATTTCCATCTGAAAGCCATTTTTCCGAGTTATGGACACCTTCAACGCGCGGCCACTTTTGACCGCCAGACGGAGGATCTCCCCTGCGTTCCACAGGAGACACATTTGTAGGATAAAATCCTTGTTGTTGATCAGTAGGTCCATTTTCGGAGCGGCGATCTGGGAGGTTGAGCATAAACAGCACAAAGGCCGTAAAGCAAAGGGAGCGAATTAAAGACGAGTCTTTCACGGTTGGGCAATCGGTTTTTGGCCGGGAATAGGGGAGCCCCGAGAGGCCCCCCGTTCAAACCCGCTAACATGAAAAAACTACTGCGCAGGCAGTGTTTCGACGGTGAGCGCTCGCGGCGTGCCGCCAATGGTCACGCTGGTCACGTTGGCTTCGCCTCCGATAACCAACAGGAAGTTGGAGGGATCCGAACCGGCGGCTGCCGTGAACTTCACGCGAACGTCCGACTGAATGTAGTTCAGCGATTCGCCGGCGGTCACGATGACCTGCTGCACGCTGCCCTCGTTTTGAATGTCCGTTCCCGCAGAAATCGCCACAACCGTGCCGTCGATCGTAATCGAGGTAATTTCGGCGGTACCCGAAAGGCTGTCGATGTCGAGGGTACAGCGGTAATTGGTTTTCGCGCCGTCGAATCCGTCGCGCTGGAGCGGGAAGTTGGCATCGGTGGTGTTCGTGGACACCGTGGTCGTCGTCTTGTACATTGGTCTAAAATGGTTTGTGAAGAAATGGTTTTGCGAATTCTACGTCGGCTTGGTGGGCGCGGTTGCCTATCGTGGTGCCCAGCTCAGTGTTTTGGAGGACACGGGGGCCTGTTTTGAATAGCAGGCTAATCGCCCCCTGGTCTGTGGCTAACAGGTTATCAATCTGCAGATCCCAGCGGCTGCGGTTGTACCAGTCCAATACCTTTTGGATGCGGTTGTGAGGCACATAGTAGCAATGCGTGCCCGCAAAGTTGTCCCGTTTGTGCCATTGCTCTGTTACCGGTTCAATTTTGGCCGGCGCTCCCCATGTAATCCAGCCGAAGTAATACATATCAGCCGGGGGGAGGTCGGTAAAATCGAACTGGAACCCCGGCATTGGGAGCAAATCATCTTCGAAAATTAGCGCATCGGTGCCGTTCAACAGTGCATCCTGAAGAACGTGGTAGTGAGAAAGCAGGCAACCAAACGCGCCGTTTTTGCGCATCCCCCGCACGCGGGTATTGAGCGCTCCCCAGCGTACCCCATCGGGCTGCATGGCAGGGAAAAAGCGGTAGCCCACGCCGAGGGAATCGGCTTGGTCAATCGCCCAGCGCTGCCGTTCAAAGTCGCCCAAACGGCTAATTATATAGGCTTGTGTTACCATTTCGATTCCGGGCATTTTACCTTACCGCCGTCAAGCGGGTGAAAATCCGCGCGGCACTTGGTTACAAACGGGCAGCCGCACACCGTGCAGCCAGCGAAATCCACGCCCAAGACCGTTACCTCGCCTTTGTTTTGGCAGGCCTCGCAAATGGCCATACGGCGGCGATATTCGGCCTCGCTTACCAACGTTCCACCGGCTCGGATAACCGCCGTCAAAAGCTCACGAACAGCCATTACCAATTAGCGTTGTTGGGGTGATTGAACGAGGTGCCAACAAAGAAGTAGCGGTTGCGGGCCCTGCCCAGCTGCGCGGTTTGACCGTTGGCCGTACACGCGATGTGCTTTTTCACGGGAAGAAACTCATCAAACAAGCCGTTGCACGATTCGTTATTGTCCACGGCGTACTGGGCTGCCAACTCCCACCAGCTATTTGCATCTTCGCGGTACTTGGTGGCGACGGTTTGCGCCGTTTGAATGGCGGCCTGCTGAGCATCCTGTGCGTTTATTTGCACAATCCCCCCCGGAGCTACTTTGTAGGCTATCGAGTTGCACGATGCGGCAAAGATTACGTTCGATAGGAAGTTGGCAAGGCCGTTGTCCCAAAGTAGATTGTAGCATGCGGTTTCGAATTTATTTGCCAACACCCACGTCGTGCTGCCGTTGGGGTCCGATGTATTGCCGTTGGCTACCGAGCGGTAAACCAGCCCGAACCGGATAACGAACTGGTTAAACGAATAGGTCCCCGGCACCCACTCAGGCGTACCCGTGTAATCGTACAGGTCCGCCAAAAGGAGGGCAAAAAAGTCCGCCCCGATTACTGTTTGCGCGGCGCGCCGTTCCTGCAGAAAAATCTGCTTTTGCACGTCCGAAGCGGAAAGGCTGTAGTGGTGGCTTACATAGAATAAGCATTCACTCGATGATAGCAACGTTGGCTGGGGCATTGGATTGTTGGGGTAGGATTTGTTCGATAAGGGTTTGGACCGGAGACCGGAAATACAGCGTCTTGTTCGCCATATCCGGGCGATTGGTGGCGAATGCAAGGCTGTCGAAAATCGTCTGCCAAACGCGCTGCATTTTGTCTTGAGCCGGCTTCAGGGTCAACACATCCGTTACTCGCAACTGGTCAATCAAAAGGTTGCCGCCGAGCGATGTGCGGGCCTGAATTTCGCCGTTCAAAATCGGAGTGTAGCCATGCGCGCCGTAAATCTTTTCCCGTGCCATGGCTCCCGTACTTGTTATGTATTGGTGGTCCGTCATAGGCTCCAACCGGATAGCCTCGGGCCGTTCGCTTCCATGCGGATATTGCACCACGCCAATGCCTGCACGGTTTTGGCCTTGCATCGTGAGCGCGTTGACAATATTGTTCTGCGTTTTTTGCAGGTGTTGCACCATTTCTTCTTCGCTGACCTCTGCCATTTCCATCGGATCCGGGGCCTGCGTTACAAACAGCATAGTGCCAAGCCAGCGGTTAGCCGCCTGCCGTACGAGCGCATCCGATTGCTGTGTCTCGTAAAACATCCATGCCGTTGCGCCGAGCGTGTCGGGAGCGCCATACCATTGGGTCTTGGGTGTTTTCTCCGTAAAATGAAACACGGTCTCGAGCGTTCCGTCGGCGTATTCCTGAAAGTTCGGCACCCCGTTACGGGTGACGGCATACAGCTGGGGAGGGTTGTAAACCCAATAGGCAACACTCCAAATATCTGAGTAGTACAGCATCGGTTCATTGCCGTAAAACAGGTCGCGGGAATAGGCGCAATTCGTGTAGGGAAGCAGCGTCAAGTGCGCACGCTGTACACCGTTAACGCTGGCCACACGGCAGCGAAGGTAGGCGTTACCGCTCTCCTTCAAAGAGCGCCACAACATCCGATTCATATCGGCCACTTCGGTAGCCGTTACGCCGAGGGAGAGCAGCCATTCGCCCGTAGCGGCCAGTTCTTGCGATGTGGCTTCGCGAACCTCATCGCCGAACCCGTCGTAATTGCTCACCCCAATTTGCGCACGGTCGCCAAACGCTGCCATTGCGATGCCTTTGATTGCGCTCGAATGGCTTTCGGAGTTCTCCCCAAGCCTTTCAAAATAGCGCATCATGTTGAACGCATAGAAGTCCCCGTCTTTCCACGGGGGCACTATGCCGAGATAGTCAAAGATTGTTTGCAGCTCCTTCGTGTCGCGAATCATCGCGGGCACCGGATTAGGCTGCGAGGTCGCCATTTGGAACTGCTGGCTGAATTGCGCGTCCGTCCGGGGTTGGGCCCCGAAAAAGGAATATGCGCTATAATCGGGTCCGAACATAAATCAAAGATAACAAAAAAGGCCCGCCCGAAACCGAGCGGGCCTAAGGTTGGAAAACAGCGAGGTGTTACGGCACCACTGGCAGCGTCACAGAGGAGTTCAGCATGAACGCCTGCGATACCGTGGTGGCGGTCATTTGCAAAGATGTCACTACACCGGCACCGGTAGCCGTTCCAAAGTTCACCCCGTTGGGCGATGCAATGGTCAAGGGCACGATGGAAGAGCGCACACCGTTGGTCTCGGTCGCATCTTTGTCAAGTCCCACCACAAAGCGGTCGCCATTGGCAGTCTCCACAATAGCGAAGAGCTTATCGCAGCAGTCCACCAAAGAAGCGATGGCGGCGCGGGTGGCGACGGACGTGCCCAAAAACATGGTGTCGATGGTGTGAACCCAGCGGGCCGGGGCCGAACGGTCGTCACGGGTCAGGACGTTCAGCGTTTGAGTTGTCGCCTCGAGGGTCTCGGGTTGCAGTTCGACGAATTCGGAATACCCGACCATCGTCAAGCCCGTGATTTGGTCGTTAGCGTCAAAAGTAGTGGTGGCCACATCAGCAACAGCGCCGATGTAAACGCGGACGATTGCGCCGAATTGTTGGCAGCCGGAGGAAAGGTTGGAAAGTACGCAAGCCATTGTTCAATCAGATTTAAACGGTGACAAAGAAAGAACAAGCGGCAGCCACGAGGTATTTGTCGCGGATGCCAGCACCCACCAACGCAGCGGCGCGGGCCTCGGTTACGCCAGCTTTGGAAGGCATATCGGCACCATAGCGGCGGATGATGAACGACGCACCCACGGTACCTTCCACGGTGTCATAACCGAAGGCAATGGTCAGGTTGCGGGCCACGGTCAAAACCGCCCATTGGTTGACGATGCGCTGGCCGTTGCTCAACACGCGGTCGGCGATTTTGTCATAGGCCGGCTCATACAGCACGGGGATTTCGCTGCCAGCGGCGAGGTAGGCAAGGTAGCGAACCGAACGGCCATTGAGGATGGCTTCACGTTCTACAAAGAAACGAGCCACGGCACCAGCACCAGCCTCTTGCTGAGCAAAGTATTGTTGGATGGCAGTGCGCACGGCGCGGGATACCAACAACACGGGCTGCAAATAGGTACCGTCGCCGTCAATCAGACCTTCGGACACGGCGTCCATCAGCGGGGGCGGAGCCTGAGCAAACAGGGCTTCCAAGGTCGGGATAACGTCCGTATAGGACAGTATGCCAGCGGCCGAGTAAGTCAAGGCTGGATCAGAGAAGACCGGATTGGCGGAGCCGTCAGCGTCAAGGTTCAGCCAAGGGAAGTCGCCAGCACCCTCTTGCAGCTGCTGGATCAGCGATTTGCCGTCGCACAAAGCGTACTGCGTTTGCAGATAGGTCAGCCAGTCAGCCTGAAAATACGGCGCATTGGCCGAGATGTCGCCTGCGGAAAGGTCGCCCAGCGAACCGTTGGAGATGGCAACCAAGACCAGCCCGTCCTGCATGGCGCGCACCGCAATGGTCGCGATATTTTGCAGGTAGGCGATGCCGGACTCCGATTCAAACAACAGGTTGTTCTGCACCATTTGGTTATACAACTCGGAAATAGTACCGATACACTGCTGCAGCTGCATCTCCACGCGGCAGGCCGAAATAGTCATTACGCGCGAATTGGTGACGTTCGTGCGGGGGTCCCAGTCGCAGCTGTTATCTTTCGATTTCAGCATGATCGTGGGGTCGCCACCCATCGCAATGGTGCGAATCGTGGTCACGCCCTGCGGGAAGGTCATGAACATGTACGCGTTGAAGTAGCGTACGAGGTCGGCGGCCACCTCCGTTTGGAGATTGATGCCGATGTTTTGCGCCACATTGGGCGCGATTTGGATGTTGAACCCACCATTTTCCGCCGTCACTGAAGGGGCGGGGACATTGATGGGCCCGTTGGGAATGCCAAAACGGTTCATAATTGGGAAAATGGTTTGATTGGTTACTGTTTGGATGCCTGCGATTTAGCCCACAGTTCGGCGATGCGCTCCTGTTGGGTTTTCGGCAGGTTGGTTTGGGGTTCACCGGTGACGATGCCATTGGCAACGGGGGTCGAAACGGGGCCTTTAGCCTTGATTTCGGCCAGTTCGGCGGCCAGCTTGCGGCTGTTTTCGGTCAATTCGGCCACCACGTTTTTGAGGCTTTCGACTTCGGGATTAACCGGGGCTTCGGCAGGCTCGGTCGGCTCCGTCGGTTCGGGCTCCGGCTGCGTGTCGCCGGGGTCATTAGCCGTAGCCAACACGGATTTCAGCGTTTCGAGGTCAGCCTTCACAGCGTCAAGCGCACCCAAACGGGATTGCAGCTCGGCCACCACCGCATCTTCGGTCGTTTCTTCGGGCTTTTGGCCGAACATTGCGGCCATGCGTGCAAAAAGGTTCATGATATTGGTTTTGTTATAGGTGAATTGGTTCATGAACGCAGCAGCCGTAGCCGTTGCATCCACCAAAATTTCATCAATAAAGCCGAGGGCCAGCGTCTCCTCAGCATTATACAGTTTGTTCGTGTCGTCTCCAAGCTTCATCAAAGCAAGCATCTCCTCACGTGTGCCGCCTGTTTTGCGGGCATAGATGTCGGCAATAATGGTTTGAAAGGTCGTTTCGATTCGCTTCACCCATGCCCCGTCCTGCATTTCGCCGTTCATCTTGGGCTTTTTGTAGCCGTCTTCTACGTCCGTTTCTTCCATATCGCCCTCTTCGGGCACGGAGGTAGTGGGCACGAACTCGTAAAAATACGGGGAGTGCACCATCCAAATGGCGCTTTGTCCCATCCGGACCCGGCGACCGCAGAGGGCCAACACGGTTGCAGCGGAGGCCGCATAGCCATACACCGATGTGGTGACGTTATAGTTGTTCACCCGCACAAAGTCGTACACTGCCGTCGCTTCGGCCACCGTGCCGCCTTCGCTCATGATCAGCAGCTCGATAGGCTCGCTATTTCCGAGCGCCAGTAGGTACTCGATTAGCTCTTTTGCGCTGAAGTCCCAACCGATTTCGCCCATAACGGTAATCGTGCGGTTTTTGACCTCCAGCGGAAAAGGGTGTTTTGTGCGTTGCATAATGCAAAGTGAACACGCAAATGCCTAATTTAGCGGCGATTTTATAGCGTGCTTTTAACTTTTTTACGATGCTGGACAAAACAACCTTGCTAATAACGGCTTGCGGGAGGCCCGACCTGCTTTGGCGAACCCTGCAAAGCCTGAATCAGTACTACCGATTAGCGGATTTTGCCGCCATCTGGGTAAACGAAGACGGTTTTGCTGCGGACAACTCAGTAATTTACCGGGATTTTCCATGCGTCAAGTTCCTCAACACCACTCCCGGACGTGGGCACATGGCAGCGTTGACCAGCCTTTATGCAAACGTAAATACGCCGTGGATATTCCATTGTGAAGATGATTGGGAGTTTTTTGCCGGGGGATTTATGGAACGGTCACGTTTGCGCCTGCAAAGCGAACCCCGCGCCCTGCAGGTTTGGCTACGAGCGCATAACGACACGAACGACCACCGCATAAAACGCACGCCAACGGGGCTAATTATGGCATTGGATGGGCATCCCCCGACGCGCGGTCGGCCACCTCGGCACGTTTGGCGCGGCTTCTCCCTCAATCCCGGCCTCCGTCGTGCTGCCGAGTTTGCTAATTTTGACTTCGTAAAGGTCGCCGACGGGCGCACTGGTTGGCGCGCTGAGCAGCACATCGGCGAACATTTTTACCGCCGTGGATACCATGCGGCGATTTTGGATAACCCGCTCGGCTTTGTCCGGCACATCGGCGACAATCGCCATATCGAAGACCAAGCATGAGTTACACGATCGTTACCCGGGCATTCGAGGGCCCTCTGTTTGACCGTTTCAAGACCTATCTGCCACCGCCTGACGTGGCTGAGTTCCTTCCATTGCACGGCATCGACGGATTCGAGGGTGCGCTGGATTTTCTTTTGCAGGCCGTGCGGCGCACCTCCGGCAAAATTGTTATCTGCGATCTTGATTGTTTTGTTTTCGACTGGGATGCCGTTGCCCGCTTGGCTGAATCGGATCCGGACTACGTGGTTTCGGAGCGGTCAATTCCCCACCGTTTGGCCCTCCCTCGGTACGTCGGCAATCCGTTTTTTTGGGTGTTGGATAGCGACCGCGCCAAAACTATTTTGGGCCGCGTGTTTGAAAATGGCAAAGCCCGGCAACGCGTGCGGAATCTGTACAGCGCGCCCGGAGACGTGACCGCCGAACCATTTTGGGGGCTGTACTATCTATTGTACTACGTCCATAAGCTGCCCGTGGCTACAATCCCTGTTTGGACGCACGCGGACGGCATAGCAACGCAGACTGCCTATTTTTTGCATACATGGTACTCCCGTGACTACGGTCACGATGCCGAGCAAACAACCCGAATCGATAACCTTCTATCCCAACTCCCATGCAAGTAGTCCATTTCGTAATCCCGTACCGCGACCGTGCTCATCATTTCGAGCAGTTCTATCAGCACATTCGTGAACACGCGGCAGGCAAATACACGCCCCAGTTTTGGGTTGTCGAACAAGCGCCCGGCCAGTCGTTCAACCGGGGGGCGCTGCTCAACATCGGAGCGTTGGCAGTTAGCACAAGCCACGGCAACAACGCCTATATCGCCCTGCATGATGTGGATATGCTCCCATTCCCCGGCGTGGACTATACGCGGCTCGATTCAGCCTTTGACCACCTCGCCACCGCCGCATCGCAGTTCAACAACCGAATGCCATACGCGGACTATTTTGGAGGCGTGGTATTGACCACCACAAAGTACTTCACTGATGCAGGTGGCTATCCGAATACCTTTTGGGGATGGGGAGGCGAAGACGATGCGCTGTTAGTCCGCGTGAAGGCCACCGGTCTGCCCTGTACTCACCGGCCTAATATGCACTTCACCAGCTTAGCACACGAACGGGAAATCGATAGCAAACAGCTATCGGCCAACCGTGGCCAGCTGGAAGCGCTGCGTGACCGTCCGTTCATTTGCGGCGGCGTAAAGGACGTGTTGAAGTCTTGGCAGGTGCAAACTGTGGTTAATGATCTACCCCTCATCCGGTGGTTTTTGGCTACCCCGAGATAGCACGTGTTTGTGAAAGTAGATCGACTGCACCGATACGCCGTACCGCATGGCCAGCTGAGCGGGAGCCGTGCGTCTCTCCAATAGATTAGCCTTTACAAGCGTTCGCCGGACCTGCACGTCGCCCAAGATTTCGATAACCCGGGCGATGCGCGGCGGGATACCGAGCGATGCGTCCGGATCGTTGCCGGTGAGGAGCTTGTAAAAGTCGGCGTGCAATTTACTCGGGGTCGGCATCGTAGGTAAGATAAGAGGGCGAGTTAGGGTTTTGGAGCCATTGCAGCGCGGCAGCATCCGGGTAGTCAATCGTGCGCAACTCCACTTCGTACACGTCACTTTCGGCGGGTTTGCCGTTTATCCTCAGCACTTCAAACAGCCGGGACGAAATGCGCACCGGACGGTCGAAAGTGTAGGTTTGCAAATCGACGCTCGAAAGCCGGATTTGCGCCTTCATGTACTTGCCATTGTTGGCACTCATAATCGTGCCAAAATGATAGTTCGAGAGCAGGCCGGGGATAGGGTTGCCGTTCACGCTTACTTCGTCACCAAAGGCCAGCGAGGGGCGTACAAACGTATTTTGATTGGTGTTGTAATCGTATGGAATTTGTGATATTCGACAGCATCCAGTAAAAGAAACCGCAGCAGTAGGAATATTGTAAGTGCGCACAAAGCCAAACTCAGCGCCAAACGGCACCGGTGGTGAAACCATTACATAAAACAGGCTATCGTCTTCATTAAAATTGGTTTGGCCTAATGGGTCCGCTGTGTGGTCTTCACGAAGAAGCATTGGCAGCATAACCGACGGATACAGTGGATCGCTAACTGTCGCGTCAAAAATATGCGCCATTGCCTTACCTTCCATTTCGACTTGGTTGCGCTGGCTGCCATACCTTCCGGTGTTGATTCGTCCGCCTGCACTCGGCACCTCTGATAGTGCACTTTGTGTCTTTAACCATGCATCCGCAGGTTCGCCGTACACCGTCCAGTAATCCCACGCCCAGCGTTCGACAATAATTTCCTGCGGAGGCTCGACCACCCGGTCCGTCCAATCCGTTTCGGGTTGCGCCATAAAGCCGGAATAGGTTTGGCCGTCCAGTTGATTGTACCACCGGCGAGCCGGGGCAATGGCCAGCGTTTGGCGCACATTATCCCAAAACATCCTGAGATTGAACATCCGGAACACGTCGCGCATAACGTCTGCCACGGTCAAATTAGACGGCACCCAGCCGCCGCTGAGCATCGGAGTATCGCCCGCTGCATAGCTGTCGGCTTGCATTTCGATGGTCATTTTTACGCTTTGCACGTTCCATGTTCCACCAGTTGAGCCGCTCACCCACTCGAACTTCATCGTGTCCCCTGCTGCCATTTGCACATTGGCCGCAGTAAAGGTAAAAGTGTACTCGTTACCATTGTACATATCCGGGCCCTGCTGCTGAGTAAGCAGGGTAGCATTGAGCATAAACCGCAAAAACAGCTGATTAAGGCCGGTAGGAAAGGCAGTGCCTACCTTAAAAGTTACATCGAAGCGATACACGCCATCGTAAGGTGCGGTATAGGTGGCTGTGGCTGTATCAAAATTGCCGTTATTGTCGTAAAATCCGTCCGTAGAATCGTTGTTTATAAACGTGGCAGAGCCATTATTAACCAACCCAGCGGGCACCGTAAGGGTAAAATTTAGCTGCCCCACGAATGCGCCGTATTCGCGCCGCAGATACTCCTTATCGTAATCGCGATTCTTGTTGAGGAAGATAACCAAGTTTTCAAACGCATCGGATCCGGACCACTGCGAAAGGTGGTCTATAGATGCGGGTGCCGTTGGAGTAGTGCGCTGGAACGCTTGGTAAAACAGGCTTTTGACCGAGATGCACGGATAGAAGTCGGCATTGGTGACTACGCGATTGCCACTTTGAAGTGGCCAGCTGCGGAGCTTTGCCGGGGCCGTCACCACGTTTTTTTGCCCGTTAAAATAGGTAGAGCCGCCTGTAAATCCGCCAGCCGCCAATGCTACTATTTCGGTATCCGGCACCACATCCCAATCCAACTCGTTCACCCGCAGGTCCTGTAGGTTTCGGAACGGGTCTTCGCTATCGAAAAACATGGTCAACCGCCCAATGTCGTCAGTTGTACTCATCAGGGCGATTTTACCCAGTCGCGCCGGGAAACCGTTAACTTCCAACACTGCATCTCGGTACAAGTAGGCCGTGCCCGCATCCCGCTGGTAATGCTGCCAATCGTCAAAAATAGCGCGGTTTGACGGGGTTTGCGGAGCGTCAAAGCTGTATTCCGTCGCGCCGCCCTTTAGGACGTTCTCCGCATCCGTAGGCCGCAAGTCCAACACGAGCGCATCCGCCAGCGCATCGGGCGCTTCCAAGTCAACAGTGAGCGGCAAACCGCCACCAATGGGGTATATCAGGATTCTAACCATTAGATAACGCTTTTGAATTTGTCGCGGGCAACGCGCATCGTGAGCTCAATAGGATACACGGACGCAGTTTTGTCGTACACCAGCCCGTCCGCATCGTCTACCACCACGGGCAAAAATTCAAAGTCGCTGTTACCCGTTTTGCCCGAAAAGCCGCCTATTTCCGTGCAAACCAGCGGCGACACCTGCAATTCCCGCAGCCATTCGCGTTGGGCCTCGTTCACCGGGTCAAGGGAGAGGCGGTAAACATCGTAATCGGTCGCTCCATACTTCGCACGTCCGTACATTTGGGCCGTTTGCGGGACCGTGTTGTCCATGATACGGGCGTAAAACTTGGATAGGGGCGTGTTGTTGATTTGCACCAATCCGGTGAACGTGACGGAATCAATACAGCCAAACGTGTTTTTGAAGTGAATCCGCTGGCCACAGTAATCGGCAATTTGGTAAACGTAGGTCTCGCTGTAGCCAGTGAAGCCGTCGCCCTCCACGTAACAACCCGCCGTGACGGTGTAGCCACCAATGGCAGTTGTAAAGGTGCCCGATTGCAGATCAAAATCCCCGGCTGCATTCATGGCACGGAGCTGCCGGAGACCTGTAGGAACCTGTAGAAGGGCGTACTGTGTGGCCGGCACAAAGAGCGTCCGAGACCAAACCTGCGTACCGTCGGCGAGATAGCCACGGTATAGGACGGCTTGCGTGCCGGCGCAGCCTTTGTCAGTTATGAACGAAAGGAATGCAGCCTCATCAATGCCGATAACCGTGTTTTGCGGGCAGTTTGTGAGGAACCGCGACAGGGCAACCGTGTTGGGGTCGAACGCGTTTAGGTTCGTGACTTCATCAAACTGCGTGGCCGCGTTGATGAAAATCTTTTGATTGCTCAAGTCCGCCGGAGCCGCGCTGGCTACCTCATGGTTTTGGCCGTCAATCTCGAAATAGTTGGCGTTGCACCGCACATCGCAGTACGAATCCACCATGTCGTAAACGCCATTATAGCCGTTTAGATCAGACTGGAAGGCCAGCGGCAAATCGCCAGCTTCGGCCTGTTTGCGGGCAAAGAACTCGCGGATAACGGGGGACGCGTCCCAGCGGAACTCCACGTCGTACACGTCAATAGGCTGAGCGTCCGCGATTAGGTACGCCGTTTGGCCGTTTTGCTGGTAGGTCGCCCCGTTGATTAGCAGATCGATTTTTGCCCGGTACAGATTCGGGTATGAACCTTGGTCGAGCATCGTCCAGTATGGTTGCGGATCGCACCCCGGATTAATGATATTGGTTGGCTGAAGCGTGTATGCCATTGGTTAAAGTCCTTGAAGGGTTTTCACTTGGTTTGCACGGGCATTTACCGTGTCGAAAGATTGGAGGGTGAGGACTGGAACGCGATTGTCAATTTTTGACAATGCCATCGCAAGCAGTTCCATTTGGCCGGATGCTTGGCGGTCCGATGCAGCGTTGCCCATCGGGGGGACAATACCGCCCATTGCAAAGAGCGGCACGCCGCCACCCATTTCGTTTATCGCAGACAGCGCCTGCAGTTTCCCGGCGTAATTTTTTCCAGCCTGAGCACGCAATGCCGACGCAAACCGCCCTGTGGATCGCTTATTGATGACAACCGAAGAACCGTCGGCCAGCCGTTCGTAGTACTCGCCCCCTTCCACGTTCACCAACCGACCGGACAAACGGGTATTGATTCCGCCGCGCGCGTGCGATGGCCCAACAAAGATGCCCGATTCGGCCTTTGGGGAAAGGCTATCGGACGGCGCAATAAGGCCGCCGTCGGCGAACTCCTGAGCGGCAATGGTGGCCACCTGTACAGCTGTTTGTGCGGCGATTAATGCAGCCATTACAAAGCCTGCTGGCACTTGCACCAAGGCCGCCGTTATTCCTAACGCCCCGTTCATAATGGCCTGAGCAATGTCCATGCGCTTTTTGCGCTCGAACTCTTCACGCTCCAGTTGCTCGCGTTGCGCGGCATAGTCTTCGCGTACCTGCATTTCGGCCTGAGCATTGCCCTCAACAAGGGCCAGCTGTGCAGCCTCTTGCATTTCCAGCTCTTCCATTCGGCGCTCTATTCGGCGCTCCGCATTTTGGGATTCAATCTCAAATATCGCATCCGCCGCATCTTGAGCCAGCGTAATCGAAGCTTTTTTTATCTGTTCACGTAGGTTTTTTTCATCTTCTAATCGCTTTTGAGCGTCTTCAGCCTCTATTTCGTCGAGCGTTTTTAGTGCCTTTTGTGTCTCAACAATAGATTGTTGGCTGGCTTTTGCGGTAAAATCCACCAATCCGTCTAATTGCCCCTCCAAATTTCGTATGGATTCCTCGCCTATTTGTACGCTCAACTCAATAGGCCGGTCGTTTATATCGTCACCAAGTGCGTCTAACGCCTCTGTTTCAGCCTTAAATTTTACCAACATCTCGATTGTCCGCCTTTGCATTTCGGCTTGGTCCATTTCTGCCAACTGTTTTTCAACCCCTGCAATCTCGTTTTTCAGGCTATTGTACGACTGCAAAAGGGCCGTTGGAATAAGCGATTTGTCGGCGTATTTTTTCAGTTGCTCTTCTACTTTAACCAGTTCGGCACGCAAAAAATTGAGGTTGCGGCGCTCCTCTTCGGCACGCTTTTTTGCTTCCTCCGCTGCCTTTTTCGCCGCTTCCTCGGCCTTTTTTTTGCGTTCTGCTTCAGCCTCGGCATCCGCTTTTAGCTTATCGGCCAATACCACCGCCTCTTCTTCAGCCGCCGCCGCTTGGTCCGCTGCCTGTTTGCGCAATTCGTCTTTCTCCTTTGCCTTATCTAAGAACCCGGTAAACGCTGCGCTAAACTTACCAAGTATATCTACGTTCCCTTTGGCCCGCTCCTGCATATTATTGTAAATGGCATCCGCTTGGGCAATGAACTCCTCACCACCGCCGGCCAATCCGAACGTTATAAAGTTGCTTGCGTTCGCAAAGGCTGCTTTGGCCTTTAGTGCGAAAACGCTTATGTGGTCTATCCCATCCTCAACAAGTTGCCCGATTGCCGTTGGGATATCGCCTATAATGGCCTTAATACCCGCAAAGGTCGCCCCGATACCGCGAATAGCCATTACAAAGGCCTTAAACTGCACGCTCATTAACTTACCAATAAGGCTACCTAAGTAGCTTAGAACCTCGCCAAATAAACCAGTCGCATCCGTTGCCCCGGTCACTTCTTCAACTACATCGCTAATCGCGTTATTAACCTCGCCAAACGCGTCAAAAACAGTAGTTACAATATCGGCCAGTGCTGATAGCATCGGGATAAACATTTCGCCAACTTTCGTAAGCAAATTGTTTACCTTATTACTAAGATTCTCGAGCTTTGCCCCAAACGTTTCTTGCTTTACGCCCGCCTGATCGTAGGCTACATTGGTGTTGGTTATGGCGGCTGTTAGGTTCGGGAACTCATCTGCGTACTTGGTGAGCGATATGGCAGCGTTCACGTTTTCCGTCCCGAAAACCTGTGTCAGAGCCGCCGTGTTACCCGTCATTTTGCGCAACTCATTCAGCTTTTCCGTTAACGGCACGGTCGTATCGGTTAGCAATTGCACGTTTACACCCGTTTCTTTGAAGGCATCCTGCGCGGCCTTTGGCAACGTGTCGGCTGTGGCCAGCTTCAAAAACACGTTGCGAAGTGCCGTTCCTGCCTCGGATCCCTTGATGGCGTCTTTTGCGAGCAGCTGAATAGCCGCCGTCGTTTCTTCGATCGACACACCCGAAATACGTGCGGCGCCGCCTGCCGTTTCGAGGGCCGCCGCCGCCTCCAAAGTGGACGCCGATCCTTCCTTTTCGCCCGCCGCCAACACGTTTACCACGCGTGCCGCTTCGGACGCCTCAAGGCCAAACAAATTAATCGCCCCCGTGACTACTTTAGCCGCCCCCGCTAAATCGGTACCTGCGGATTTGGAGAATACGATTACCTCTTTGGTAACCGCCTGTAGGGCGTCTTGGTTTTTCAGCAGCTGGGGAGCAGCGGATCCCACCACGGTGAGCGCATCCGCAATCTGCGAAGACGTGGACACGATTTGCGCGCCACCAGTTAGGGTAATGGTTTCAAGTTCAGAGATACGCTCCTTAAGTGCGTCGGCTTCAGCACCGGACACGCCGAGGGTAGCGGAGAGTTGCGCAAAAGCCGTCTCGAACTCCATGGCGTTGGCCACGCCTTTCCCGATTACCACGGCGGCGGCAGCGATGCCCCCGGCAGCAGCGAGGCCAGCGGTTCCAGTCATGCCAAGACCGCCAGCAATGTCCTGTAGGGGCGACTGCATACCCTGCAAATTGCCCACAAAATTACCGATAGGGCCGCCGAGACCAGCGATTCCACCTGCGAATTTGCCAAGGTTGGAGCCCGGATAGTTTCCAACGTTGCGCTGGAACTGCCCCATTGATGCATCGATTTGTTTGAGCTGTGTATCGAGTTGGGCGATGCGGTCAAGCGTCTGTTTGCCAGCTATTCCGTTGCGTTCGGCCTCTGCCAACTCTTTGTAGGACCGCCGGAGCCTCCCCAGCTCACTATCAAGTTGGCGATAGGATCCGAGCGCCATGCCCGTCTGCTCCCGAACGGCCTTCGTGTTGTCCTTAATGGCGGCGGTAATCGCCTTCTGCTCAATCCGGTTGTTTTCGAGCTCTCGATTGAGCTTCACGTAATCCGCCGGATCCGTCGCTTTACGCATATCGCGCTGCAATTCGGTCGCCTGTTTACGAAGTAGCCCCAGTTGGTCTACCAAGTCGGCCACGCCGTCGGCTTCTACCCTGAAAAAAACGACTTGTTCGGCCATGATTAGACGGTTTTAAGCTCTCGGTTAAGAGAGGGTGTAAATTGCGCGGCGATGGTGACGGACAATGCGCGTCCCAGCTCCGTGGATAAATTGTTTTCGATGGATCCAAACGTGCGCTCAATTGCTCCCGTGCGTAGTCCATTGCCGGAAAATCGGTAGGATGCGCGCGTTGGGCTGCCTTCCTCAACTTGCTTGCGTGCGGTCCCCCAAACAGCGCCCTGCAGGTCCTTTCCCGACAACCCTTTATCGGTAAAATACTTGGTCAATCCGGCAATTTGACCCCCGGTTATGCGCTGGTGGTGCGTGCGCCGGTTGACGTAATCTAAGTAAAAGTTGCCGGATACCTCCCCAACAACAGTCTTGCCTACGATGCGAATATCGACCGTAAACGATTGCGCAAGGTCTCCGGTGTTGCGGTGGCCTTGCGTTTCAAGCTCCTTAATCAAGTCGCGTGTAGCGCCCTGTAAAGCGCCCTGTAGTGCGTCTATAAACTCGTTAAGCATCGTGCGGCGGTTGTTCGGTTAACTCATCGGGCGGCGCTGGCGTAGGCGGATACATGGCATTCCACCAGCGGCTAAATTCGGCTTCATCGTCAAACAGCCACAGGACTGTGCCGTCGAACAAGGTCGGGCGCGGCGGTTCGATAGGCTCCAAAGGTTGGCCGTTCGGGCCGTGCGGGATTGCGATCATTGTTCGGTCAATAGTATGAAGTTCGAAGATACGGTATCCCCGGAGTTGGCCAGCTGGCAGGCCGTAAAAAAGTATTGCGTGACGGTCCAATCGATGTTGAGCGAAGACACGGCAACGGCGGATAGCACGGTATCGGATGCGATTGTGCTGGCCACGCCGAAGGTCTGCGTGTTGGTCGCCGAAATTACGTTCAAGGTTCGCTCAACTTGAAAGAACGTGGTCGCAGCGGCAGCGTTTTGCAAGATCAACTGTTGAGCCCCGGCAATGGCTACCGAGGTGTTGTAATACAGCCTAAATGTAGCGGCACCAGCGGTGCCGGCCTTCACGCCACGAACCAAGATGCGCACCAACGTGCCAGGCGCATAGGTGCCAGCGGGCACGGTGAGGGACTGCAAAATAGTGTTGGCGGTTGTACCCGTAACCGATTGCAAGGTGCTGTTTTTGAGCTGCACGGGGGTAGTTGGCAGGGCTTGGAATTGCCCGAATCCGCCGCTCTGCCAAGTCATAACCTGCCCCGCCGTTTCGGCATTGGTTTGGTTCATGTTGTGCAGATCGTCAAACCCGAGGGCCTCACCTACACGCACGAAGATTTTACCGTGGTTTTGGTGGGCGTACTCAACATAGCCGACCGCAACCTTGAAATAGGGGGCCGTTGGGCGAACGTTGGTTAGTCCGCCGGGAGTTGTCGGGGATAGCCAAAGCGCGTCACCATCGTTCCATGTTTCGCCCTGCAAGGATCCCGTGGTGTTAATTTCGCGAACCTGCCCGGTCAAAGTTATGAAGCCCTCTTGGTTATTGCTGATATTCTCCGTCACAATTCCGAGCGTGCCCGTGGCGTTGGCCACGCTGTTAGCCTGCGCCAAAGCAACGGCCAGCCGTTGGCCCTGCGCATCGTCAACCCGCACCGCACGGTACTGCGATTCCAATAAGTTGCCGCCCGTCTTATTGACCACGCGGGCCACCATTTCCTGCCCGATCTGCAACGTCACCGCGCCGCCTTTCAGGCCGATATCCAAAGTCCCGTCCGTGTTGTTCCATTGCATGCGAGCGACGGCCCCCGCGTTGGCAGGCGACGTATCGAAGTCAATACTGCCCACATTGGTCAGGTCATTTTGGTCCATGTTTATATCCAAACACGCCGTATTCCCAACGGTCAGGATATCGCACAACGGTACCAAAGGTCCGGGGTCACCCTGCGGCCCCTGCGGACCAACGTCACCGCGCGGAATAGTGAAGTCGAACACGGCTGCTGAGGACGTGCCAGAGTTGACCACGGCGGCATTGGTGCCCGGCGCTCCGGTGGTGGTGGTGCCCACGGCGATTGTGGCCGCCGATCCGGGAGTGCCCGGGTCGCCCTGCGGTCCTTCGGGGCCCTGCGGTCCGGTAATTTCGGCCAGCGAAACTAAATCAATCCAGTCAACTTCCCCCACGTAGCGGTACTGTATGTACTCCCCATCGTTGCGGATCTCGATTTCGCGGCAACACGGGGGATACGTCGGGGGCTCAACTTGTGCGGGAAGCCCATAGGTATCGCAGGGTGCCATGAGCGGGACTTCAAACCGCAACTCGCACCCAACGTGCCGCTGTACGGATCCGGACCGCAACGGCACCGCCGTGACCGCCGTAGATGCGGGGATGTAGGTCGAAAGCGGTACGCCGTTAATTGTCGTGGCCCTCGCCACGTTTAGCGTGTTGTAGGCGATTTGCAGGCAATCGGCAATGATTTGGTCAATCGTGCGGGGATTCGCCTGCGTTGTCAAGTCGTACGGCAAGATTACATCCAATACCGACAAACTAAAGTTCAAGCGGTAGCGGCTTACCGTGCCCGTGCCTTGGGTCACTTCCATCAACACTAAGGGGTGTTGAAGTTCCAGTTGTTTGTCGCTGTAATCCGACGCATCGTAAGCACGGGAGAAGAACGTGCCTGCTTCCGCGTCCACCTGCGTTTTGCCCCCGTTGTTCGACTGCAGTTCGCTGGCAAAGTTGACGGTGGCAAAGGTATTTGGCCGCAAGTTGTTGGCCTCGAACGATTCGGGGCAGTTCTCAACGGCAAGGCAAAAGGCCCGGTAAATATCGATTATGGTCATGGGTATTCGGTTGCGATTGCGATTTGTATAGCGTCAAAGAAAGGGCTCCAAAGCATCACGTACCAGTCTCGGAAGGCCCCTGTTTTCCAGAGCCGCCCGTAAATCGAGAGTTCCCTCCCTTTGCCGTCTTCGTGCCTTTCCCGGTACTGCCGGATTTTGACTTGCTCGGGACTTTCTTTGAAGCTGGGGGCCCTTGGTGGCTTGAACCAGTTGCGGAAGATGGGGTCGTTGGCGAGGGCATCGAGGTAAGAAAAAAAAAGTTGCGCACATCGATAGCGACGGCCAAAGGCAGTTGCTCAATCTCCTTAATGCGCTCAGCGTGCCAGCGGTCGAATGCCTCTTGGGTTTGCGGCAACGGCTCATCCGGCGATTTGCGCAAAAACAGGGCCATTTGGGCCAAAAAAATGCGCGTGGGTGTCATGTAAATGGCGCTCATCTGCTCCGCATCGCGCGATTCGATTACGGCCTCCACGTCTTTAGCCAGTTTGAATTCCAAGAAATTCTTGAAATAGTCCTCAAGTAACAGCGATTGGGCCACTTGTTTCACGCTGAAGCCGGGGCCACGCTGGTTTTTGTAGTTCACCGCTTGCTCGCACAGATACCACCGTTGCCCGTCGAACTCAAACACGTTCTCCGGGGCTTTCGGTGTGTGTCGTGCAAAGCAGCCGGCGATAGCCTCCACGGCACCCATCAACATCGTTGCGGCGTGTTCTTCGCTCTCCCCGGCCAGCGTCACCTCGGTGGGGTTTACGCCGGGCATAAACGGCCGCAGGCTGTGGGCGAGCGCGTTTAGGTAGGCCACCAACGGCACGCCTCCAAGTGCGTTCTCGCCCGTCTCAGCTTGGTGCCGAAGCGCACCCATCATCGCGTGGTATGCGATATGGCATTCAAAGAATTGCCCCACCGTGACCTCGGTGGCCTCCGTGGGGATGTTGAAAGTTAGCGTGTCGCCGTTTGGCGCGATTGCCTTAAGAACCTGCATACGCGGCAACGATTTTTTGGGCGATTGTCAAAGGTTTGGAGGCAGGTCCAACGGAGATACCGACCTCTTTGGCCAGCGTGCGAACGGCATCGGCCTGTTCGACGGT